ACTTCTCTCCAGATGCTTTTGACCATCTAGGAACGGCATAAGGAAATTCTTTATAACCGCCTTCTTCTAATAAGTGTTTTGTTTCTACTTCATAATAATAAGAGGCAAAAGGCATATTCTTTTTAGCCTTACCTTTTTTATCTCTTGGTTCGACTACATGCAGAAATTCGTGCATTTCATCAGGCTTATCTTTCATTTTATCTCTTAACTTTTCAGATAGTTTATTTCTACCCCATTTAAGTTCTGCCTGTCTTGCTGTCCATTCAAATTTTCTAAATACAGTATCTACCATGCCATCTTGATTTTCAGCCGGATAAATATTAGATATGAAGAATGATTTAAACATAAGTCCATTAAATTGTTCTTGGCTACCCTGATTTTCTTCACAAAGCAAAGTAGCAATACCAACAGAACCCATGTCTAAATAATTCTCATGTGATTCTGAACGAAAGTTAGAATTGTTAATTGCAGCAAACATTTTCTCTGCTGCCATACCACTCCATTCTTTGACTTCCTGATCTTCTCTTAGTTCCTCATCTTCCACCTGAATACCAAACCATAATGCAGATGATGGAGTTAATGTTCCCTGAAGTGATGCACCTAGTAATTCATTAGCATGTATAGCGGTTGAATCATATAGCTTAACAACTCTTGATTCACCTCTTGCTCTTTTAGTAGTTACTTCTGCTTTTCTAGGAAGGATGTAGTCAGCTATGCGCTGCCATCTTTCTTCCCAATTACCACGATTCTTTAGATTAGATAATCTTTTAAAATGGCTCAACTTACTTGTCCTAATAATGATCGTTTATTTATAGTTGCTTTACCTAATGTACTATATTTTTTTTCTTCTGATGAAGATAATTTAGCAACTTTTGTTTTTGATGTTTTTGTTTTTGATGTTGAAGGAGGTTTATATAATGCTCCTTCTGAATGATAATGTCCTGGTTCTACACCTTCTGCTTTATCAGCTTTAACATCAGATACTTTCATTATTGTTCCATGTGCATACATATCCCTACCTTTTTTATCCTTCCCTGTTTTTAACATTGACATGCCCATAATATTATCCTAATAACGATCTTCTAGTTATAGTTGTATCACCAAATGTTTGTCTTGGTTTTGGTTGAGTTAATTGTGAAACCTTCTGCTGCGGAGTTATGCCTGTCATAGCTGTGTATGCTTTTGGGTCTTTTGTTTTTACTACATTTAAAGCTGTATCAAGAAAACCTGTGCCTGATAGATGTGGTAATTGTTTACCAGTTTTTGCGTCTGTTACAGTTACAGGCATACCTGCTTTCTTAGAGATAATATCAAACAAACCTATTATTCCACCAAATTGAGGCGCTCTACTATGCATACCCATTACTTGATCTGATATAGTAACACCTTGCGACTTTGCTTTTGATTGCAATTCTTCAGGACTAAACCTTACATTTGACATAATGTTATCCTAATAAAGTTTTAGTGCTTATAGCTTCATCACTACCTAAACCTTGAGGAGAGGTAGCAATCGTTGATAGAAAACCTCTGTTTCGTCTTTTTTGTTCAGCAATAGTCTTGTTGGCTATACCTTCAGCATCTGAAGTAATCTTTTTTTGTGGTACTAATGGAGGTGTTTCAACTTTTGGTTTACCACCAAATATACCTTTTATAGTGTCTTGTACTATTCCCATAACTATTCTCCGTAAGGGTCAAAATCATAATCTGCGGTTTCACTTCTTAATCTAACTTCTTCTGTTCTTGCAAAGCGTAAACTCTGCATGGCATATCTTGTAGCAGACATTAAGTCATCTCGTTCAGCCACAATCTTGCCATCTTTCCTGTGATACATTTGAAATTCCTCGAACCATAAAGGACAATTACTAAAGACTTTAAATCTTCCAGTTTGCATCCTTGTCATAATTTCAAATACACCCGGCTCTATTGAGTTACCACCCTGTCCTTCTTTCTGCCCGGGGGCAGGGGGATTAGAAAACTTCTCGTAGTGCATGGGGATACCTTGCTTTCTGTATTGGTCAGCAAGGGTAACACCTGAAGTTTGTCCATCCTGTCTCATGCCATCGTGAGGCCACATGACAGGAATCCACTCTCCTCTGGTTTTAATTGCAGCACCATGAATGATTGGACTTTCCTTTCTCTCTCTGTATACGTCATAGACATAGGCTATGTCAGTATCAGGGTCTAGTGCAATCCATACTGCTGCTGTGGGGTGATCCCATCCAAAATCCAATCCACATATTTGTTTGTAGTAAGTTGGAATTTTAAACGGCTCAATTCTTATATCATCAGGGGGAATAGGATAGACTAATCCTGAACCTAATACTGGTATTCCTCTTGATCTTAATTCTCTTTCATGTGCCGGTAACGCACCTAATATTTGTTCTTTAGTATCTTTATCTAAATGAGGAGCATCATCCCAACTAGCTTGGATTAATGCTTGTCCTTTTTTTATATCATGTAAGAAGTTTGATACTACATTAGTCACACCAGACTCAGGGGTAAATGTCATATAGACTAATCCACCTGTATCTGCGGTACGAGTTACCGCTTGTGAATAAATACTTTGGTCGGGTTCTTCATCTAACCAGATGACATGTAACTTCTCAGCCATCCATTTCTGATAACCCATTTCATAAGCCTTAAAACCTACTCTTGATGTTCCACCTGAAACATGTCTGATAATGACCGAGTTAAATGCGTTTGGCACTCCGGGTTTTCTTGTGCTGTCCACTATGCAACTTTTGGGAATAGCACCTGTGCCGAAAGACGATGGATCGTCTGGTTGGCCGAATAACTCTCGTTGGCATACATCCCTCGTTGTTTCATTCGACTCACCACCACACCAAGCTCTAATTGGTTCAGCAAACTTCTTTCCCTTCCACCAGTCAGGGTATAGTCCTGTTAAGTGATAGGATAGTTCTACTGCGCCAGAGTAAGTCTTGCCTACTCTGTTTGCTGCCATGAGTAATCTCTGGTTATTCTTTTTACCGAGATTATGAAATCTTTTCTGATAGGGGTAAGGCTGATAGAAACTTAATTTATTATTATTCTTGTGTTCCTCTAATTGAGTGTGTAGTTCAACTAGCCTTTTCTTTTCTTCTATGGATAGCACTAATATATTCCTGAATATTAAGACCTACTGCTTTTTCCTTTGCTTTATGTTTCTCAAGATATAATCTTTCTTTTATCCCTACTTCCCTGACTTGTTCTATTATTTGACTCATTTAATTTGTATAGTAAGAGAATGAACTTTTGTCAACCTGTCTTTTTAGATTTTATATCCACTACCTTATCATCTGTTACTTTAGTTTTAGCTTTTGCCATTAAAGCATTATATTCAGTTTCAATCTCTGAATTGTTCATATCATTTGTTGTGTAGGTAATATCAGATAACTGAGGCATTAATCTGCCGATCTGATTTTTTAAAGCATTAACCTGTGTGGCATTAGATTCTATTTCGCCCAAAGCAATCTTAGCCTCTCTGTTGAGAAGTTTAGTTAGCCTGGTTGCAACTAAGCCTCTGGCATTATGAATCTGCCGGTTCGTTAGTTTTGGGTCTGCATCTTTCTTTGTAGCCATACATATTCCTTATGTTTCATTTATTCGTTTTTCTGACAATTCAAAATATTTTTTGTCTTTCTCTATTCCTATAAAATTTCTGTTCAAGTTCTTACAAGCAACCCCTGTACTACCTGAACCCATTGTAAAGTCTAAAACAGTATCGTTTTCGTTAGTATAGGTTTTGATTAAGTATTCTAGTAAAGGTACTGGCTTTTGTGTTGGGTGTACTTTGTTTTTATCGGATGAAAATTGTAATACAGTTTTAGGATAACGTAAACCTTGATTGTTTGTTGTTACCTGAACTTGACTCCCATAATTTGAACTACCTTTACCAGACTTAATTTTATATGGTTTCCCTTTTGACATTTGAGGATTGTATTTATGAGGTTTTAAACTAAAAACACAAATATCCTCATGGTCTTTTAATGGATATTTTTTTGAATTTAGATGCCCTGTTCCTTGTGGTTTTTGCCATATCCAATTATATTTAAACATTTTAAGATTACTGCAAATAAGAACTGAACTAAAAGGATTTTGTGAAAATAATATTATTGCACAATCTTGTTTTGATATTCTTTTTAACTCTTTCCACATTCCATCAAGGGGAATAATACTATCCCATTTATTTTGTGTTGTTCCATAAGGCGGATCAGTTAAAATTAAATCTATTGAATTATCCTGTAACTTTGGCATTTCTGCCAAACAATCACCTAGTATTAATTTCATTCTTTTTATAGGATTACAAACCCTCTCTGATTTGTTCAGTACGACATCGTTTTGGTGTTGTTTTGGATAAATTACGGCTTTTAGGACGTAATTGATACAATGGGCAACCTTTGGAAGTACAGCCCTCAATTTGCTCTAAACGAGTACCTTTTGAGTATTTATCGTAAATACACTCAGTACACATTTTATTTATGGCTAAACGTAAGGATGCCATTTTCAACCCTCCGGTGAGTGGAGACAACTATATATATAACGTGGCGCGAAAATTTTGGGGTATAGGGGTACTTTTGAAAAAATATTTTTCCAATTTGAATTAATAAAATCAACAACTTAGAGCATTATAGAGGATGATAGACTCCACAATCAGCAGGAATATCAACAGCTTACATTGACCGGTGGAGTATTTGATCCTGGTATGCTCCACAAATTGCAGATATTTTAGAGCGAGCGAGTGCATAAGAACTCTATTGTTCCAAGCCTATCTATATGAACTATAAAGCCATTGATAAGGTCAATAAGGCTTTTTGTTCTTATTTGGTAACTTTAATGTTTTCTTTGTTTTCTTATTTGGCATATTGGATAGTGTGATGTAGTTCACAGTTTGATAATATTGTTATATAAAAGGCTTGTATTAATAATTACTATTCAAGTGTATTTTGTATAACTAAAAAGAGGATAATAACTATGAAATTGAACCCAGATCAAAGAGCAATAATCGCACGGATCAATAGTGCTTTTGATGCTCTTTATAAATTAGATAACATTGGTTTAACGCCATTACGATCTATGCTTTTTGATTTCAACAAAACTGATGAGAAAAATCATAGATCAATGCTTGATAATACTTTTAAAGAACACCATCCCAACACGGCAAGCATTACAGACTGTGCCAAGCTTTTTACAGTCAAACATATTGCTGATGCATGAATTAATCCAAAATGGGAGATAAAAGACCTATTGAGGATCAAAAAATCATGTATATATAGCCAGTCAATAGTTGATAATTATCGAGAAAAGATC